TCGGAAAAGGAAGTCAGCCATGAGGAAGAAACGCTATACAGCAGACGAGTTGGACGCCCGACTAAAATTTGTTATTGGTTGCGTCCTAGGTGGAGTTCTTCTTCTTACGACAGGGGCAATTCTGTATGCGCTCGTGTTTGTTACCCAGCCCATCGGCGTTCAGGCGGAGAACGACAAAATGTTTTTCAGTGTTCTTTCAAGCGTTGCCACGTTCATTACAGGAACCCTTGCGGGTTTGATGATTTCTAATTCACGCAAAGGCAAAGACGACTCGGATTCGGAAATCTGATGATTGAGATTGTGGTCGCACTCATTGGCTCTATGAGCATTGTTCTTGTTGCCCTTGTAGAGAAGGGTCGTCGCGAGAATAAGGATGACCATAATCGTGTTGTCCAGTCATTGGACCGCATAGAAAATAAAATTGATGGTCATATTAACGACCACGCAAAAGGTGAATTTGAAGAATAAAAATTATTAAAGGGGATTCAGTTGAAAATTAGACCTGCAGTTAAAAAATTTTTGATGGTTTCTGCCTGTGCTGCCATAGGGGTGTTCTCTGTATTCGGTAGTGCTCCATTTATCGCATCTGCTGATGTTATTTCTAGTACCGATTTTGAAACCGGAACATTAAATGGGTGGAATAAAAGCCCAGTATCTGGCACCACCGCACTCACAACCATCACGCAGGAAGGCTCTGGTGTCAATATTGCGACTGGAAACATTTCATTCAGTGCGCCTTCGCATGGCGCTGTTGGAAACCCGACCCTAGGCAATGGTCAGCCCAACCCCTACTATGCGCCAGCAGTCAGTCCGACAACTTGGACATTTTCTCCATATGGCACATACGCAGCCTCATTGCAGCCGAACGGTGCTCCTACATTTAATGAGGCCACTGTTGCACTGGGTCTCACGCCGACTCAAAATACCGCAATCAAGACGCTTTTAACCCAGCAACAGCAAGCATCAGGTTTAGGTAACCCCAACCCAACAAATGCGGCATGGATAACCAAGGAAGTCACGCTAAATGCAGGCGTAACTTACACAATGTCATGGAATTATATTGGAACAGATTACGTTCCGTTCAATGATGGTTCTATTACATCGCTTGTTTACACCGGAACTGGGGCAGCACCACAAATCACCGTGAACAATGGCGTGGGCAACTACGCTCTACTCGGTTTTACCAACCCTGGGACTGGCGACTACTCAACCGGAACATATGGTTCAACTGGCTGGCAAGTATCCACCTATCAAGTTTCAACCACAGGAACATACCTGCTGGGTTTTGCGGTCTTCAATCTTGGTGATACCGGACTATCGCCTGTTCTGTTGGTTGACAGCCAACCAGGTAACACCATAAAAAATGGTGCACCATTTGGTGCTGTTGTCCCCAATAACCCGAATGCGCCCGTAGCCCCCTCCACAACAACAGAGGCCCCCACAACTACGACGACTACGACCACTACGACAGTTGCGCCTACAACGACTACGGAAGCCCCAGCAACTACAACTACTACAGAAACACCCACTACTACCTCGGCCCCTACTACGACCACGGTGGCTCCCGCGACAACTACCACTCTGGCACCCACAACTACTTCGGAAGCCCCTACGACAACTACAGAGGCCCCTGCGGTGACAACAGAGGCGCCCACGACAACAGTTCCAACTCAAGTCATCACCCTGCCGATTACGGGCTCGGATACGGACAATTCAGGTCTTATCGCATTCGGCATTCTTGCTTCTGGTTTCGCCATCTATTTATTCGCCAAGAAAAATAAATAAAGGAAAATTATTATGAAAACTCTTGCATTCCGTATTCTGGCAACATTTGCAGCCTCAGGGCTTGGCGTTATTGGGGCTGGCGCTATCGCGAACATCCCATTATGGAAGGCGGTATTCATGGCAGGCATCGCTGGAGTGGCACAAGTTGTCGAAGGGTTGTCCCGGGCGTACCTGGATGACGGTAAACTATCTGTAGCGGAAATAAACTCCGTGTTCAACAAAGTTGACAGAGCCGATAGCGAATAGCGGGCTCATGTTAACTTCACCTCAAAACGTAGGTGAAAATTATAAATCTCAACAGAGTTTCGGTAGCCGCAAACATGATGCGATAGCCTCAACGTATGCTCAAAGTTGACGATGGAGAAATGCTCTGGCATAACGATGGCCATTCAATATCGTTGCGCATCAATAAGTCCGATGTGGAAATAGTAGACATTCTATGCCCAACTGGACGTGCCGGAGAATGTCACCACGAACGCGTTGGTTGCATTGTCAGTTACTTCATCAGTCGTTTTGGACTTGATTGCAATGTCGGTGTTTGCCCAGCAATGCCAAATTTGCAAATTTGCTGGTCTCTCGTAGGCGACCCTTATGAAGTTGATGCATGCCAATTGTGGTTCGTCCCATTGGAGGACGAAGTATTTTATGCTTGGCTAGCAACGAAGACCAACTAGCCCGCGGTACTACACCTTGATGGCGTTGCGTTCTTTGAGTACTTTTGCTATTTTCTTTCGCTTGATACTGCTTTCAGGGAGTTCACGGAGACGCTCATATTCAACCGTCAATTTAAGCCGTTCGATATAGGCGATATTGCCCTTGCGATGGCGATGAGACCAGCCAGCGGTGCCGCCCCATACTCCTGACACCTCGTGATTTGCTAAAGCGTATTCCGCACACTTGATAATCACCGAGCACCCAGAACAAAAGTCCTCGGCCTGTCTATGCCTGCTGCGAACATTTACTTCTTCAGGGTCTGGGAAGAAAATTTCTGGGTCAGCACCGCGACACTTCGCGCGAGAAAACCATGCAACATCGGTAATCTTGTCTGTAGTCATTGGGCCACAGCCTAGCGATGTAGGCCCCAAATTGCTACCAGTCTGGCGGTAATGCTTCCTCATTGAGGTCGCGGAAATCGTACGATAGCGCAATGCTCTTGTAACTAAAACGCTCTGCAAGTCTGCCACGCCTGTCTACGCCGAACGGTTCGTCGCTCTTGATTTCGACTCCCCTTTCTGTAAGCCAAGCATTAAGTTCTGTTACAGGAATCTTCAAGGCTGCTGCAAGGTTTTTACGAATGCTTGCCATTGTTGCAGTAGTCAGTTCATCGAATGATTTTCCTTTAAGGATTTTATAAATCTCTGCAATTATTTCGTTCTTGCCTTTTCCGCTCTCACTCATCTTGCGCGCAGCATCTAGTGCGGCCTCAATTGAACCTGTCTGAATTGGACCACGTTGATATGCGCCACGAGACTGAACTACGCCCTCAATGAGAAGACGAATGCCTGCATCCGGAATATTGAATTTCTTGCTCAACGCAGCAATTGCCTTGACTTGCTGTTGGTCATTTTCTTGCATTGCCTGTGGGAGTGCATTGCGAATTTCAGCAACAAAACCCGCCCATTCTTTAATTTTGCTTGGGTCTGAAAGCATTGAATTACCAAAGATGTTGCCAAGACCACGGAATGGGTCGCTGCCATTGACTCGCGTAATGCCTCCACCGCCAGGGTATAGGGCATCAATAACTTGCTGGGTTACTCCAAGTTTGCCCTTCCATCTTTCTTCATACTCACTCTTAACTAATCCTCCAAGTGTTCTGTCCACGAGTAGTCTCGCGAGAACTGGGGATACTTCATTTAGCCGTTGGAAAATGTCTTCATCTAGTTGTTCTTTTCGGCCTACTTCTTCATTTTTATCTCTAATGAGGGCCTTCAACCTATTGAAGAAGTTTTTATATGCTTTTTCTGCCTCATTCTCATCAGCCAAACTGGGTAATTGCACAAACCGCCCACTAGTGGAAGCGTCCTCTGGCGAGGTGCCTCCAGCAATATTACTGCCGAGACCACCACTACTACCCGTACCTTGTTCTGAAGGCGCCTGGTCGAAGCCACCTCCACCCATATCTATTGATACGCTGGCCCTATCGGGGTCGTTGTCGTCGTAGGTCCCAAATGTATCGCCAAACTCTCCGCTGTCATCGTCGCTCCCAGCAGGAGCATCAAGTGACAATGCGAGTTTTTGCCTATTAATAACTTTTTGCTTGCCAGTCTTTGGGTCGATTAATGGGATTTTATCTCCATTGGCATCTAGCAAAAATGTGCCGTCCGTTGCCTTTTCCCATTGTGGTTCAGGCTCAAACAAGACAGCCTTTTGTCGGGCTTCCTTGCGTCCCATCCCTCCACTGATAGTTCTGTCCAGTGCCTTGACCATTTCCGCAACGGTATTCTGACGCGGGTTGCCTTCCTTGTCTTTGACAAATGGGTGCCCTCCGAGTGGGAATTTCAAAGCCTCTGGGAACCCCAAAGTATCAGAAACTTTTTTATCCCACCATTTTGTACTGCCATCTTTATCTACGGGAATCCATGCCAAGAATGAAAAGTCACCCTTCTCCATCATTGGCATATAGTTGGCCACAACTGCGGCAAGAATCTCCTGACGAAGGTCCTCTGTCATCCCCTTCGCTTTTGCTGACACGCCAGCAGTACGTGGCCCATCGTAATTAGGCCATGAAAACTGGCTGCCCTGCACCGCCGCCATTACGGCGGGTAGCCATGTTTCTTCAACAAACTGCTTAAGTTTGCGTTGTTCTCTTTGGCTTAGTGGCAAACCTTCCTGTTGAGGAAATAATGATTCCCCTATTTTGCGCTTACCCTCATTGGATGCGGAACGAGTTGAACGTGTTGATAGAAGTGTTAATTCCGGGGTAAAGGTTGCAACTTGGTGGTCGCGACTTACGGATTCCCCGATTGACTCGTGATTCGGCGGCCGCTTAAGGCCTGATGAATTAGATTTCATCCGGTCATAAATATCCTTACGTACGGCCTCGTTGGTTTCTCTTTTGAACGCTTGATATAACGGTTCATTCTTTTTCTTAGCGGCCAATGATGCTTTCGTGTGGAATTGAATTTCATAGTTAAACCCTCGGGGGTCTTGAATCATTGCATTTACGCCGCTATATGGGTCTTTGGATTTCCAGTAGTTCCAAGAAGTTACGCGCGAACCATCTGCCCTCAGCGTAGACAATGCCGACTTAACAAAATCTGAATAGTTATCAACGCTGTCCACAACAAAGGTATAACGCAATGCGTCATTCATCTGAGCCGCGGTTGCACCAATATCGCCATCAAAATTGCCCTTTAGCCGTTCAATCTTATTTGCAAACGAGTCAAGTGTTTTGAATTTGTTATCCAAATCAGCAAGTTTGGCAAAACCGCCAGATGCTGACTCAATATCCTTCATCTTCTTAGTGACTTGAGGTTCGTTTTTGCGAATGACCCTTTGCGCTGCTTTTGCAACTTCTATTGTATCGTCGGGGACCTTTCCGTCTCCCTTAGACGTAGAGCGTAGCGAGGAAATTGCAGGCGAACCTGGCAACGCGGGTCGCGCCCATGGGGTTCCCTCCTGTACGATTCCGTCATTATCGCCATCAATGGCTTTCGGGTCATATTTTTCAACAGACCGCCCAACGCGCCTGAGTGTTTGACCTAATCCTTTGCCTTGAATCCCAGAACCCGCACGAACCTCTGCTTCAAAGCCACGACGATTTTGTTTTATCTCTTTTGCAAATTCCGCATCTGACTCTTGTGCGGTTGATGAATTGATTATGTCTTCATCGGGGAAGTAGGTGGCAATTTCTCGTGCTTTTTTGTATAGCCATTTCGTATATTCGTAAGCATCATCCTGAGACACAAAGCGGCCAAGATGCCCCCCTGTCTTTTTATAAAGACGGACTGACTGCTGGTCGCTCATATCCTGACCAATCGGATTTATTTTTGGCAAGATTGCATGAATAAGCCCATCCTTATAGACATACATGGACTGCCCAACAGACTTCATGTAGGAGGCGTAGTTGTTGGCCCCAATATCGATATTGCCCTTTTCGGCAGGCACGACGGGAGCGCCATCTCCGTATTCTGGCATCATACTTCCGTCAAATAATTTTTGTCCCATTATTCCTCCAGTGTTGGGGCACTGCCGTGCATCTAAACACAACAACAATGATAGTACGAAAATGAATTAGCGGCAGGTACGACTTATCCCTTGCGGGCACTCCTAGACGCATTTTGCGCACGCAATGTGTTGCCTACAAACTGTTTGCCCTTTTTGTCACCAGATATTTTTTTAGCAATTGTTGCCCGTCTTTGCTCTGGGGTCAGGCGCTTCCATGCCTTGGCAGGCAAATAGCGGGTCATTTTACCTTTTCTTAATGCGGGCTTACCATCTGCCGTGGTCCATCGTTCACGAGTCCACTTATTCAATGACCTCTGTGTTTTTGCTGGCTTTCCTCTATAGCCCCCACCAGCACGACGATATTCCTGGGCTACCAATTGGGCTTTTCTAGCCGACCATTGCCCTGGCCGTCCACCACGAGAACCATCCATTATTCTTTTTTTGATTGATTCACGCAAACTGGGCTTTGTGTATTGCATCTTTTTTATAGAAACTCGAGAAGTAACTGTGTCAAGGAATTCCAACGCCTTCATTGTTGTTGGCGAGATATCATCATATTGCGGTGATTTAATTCCTAGATGGACTTTTACGACATCATTCGGGATTACCGCGAAACGGCACTTACCCTCGGGCTCGACCGGCAATGCAATTAACTTGCATTCCGAACCACCCTTCCACATGATGCAATTTGAACACTTGACTCCAATGTGGCGCTTGTCGTTCTGTGAGGCTGGCTTATATCCTGCCCATACCCCGTCGCCATCCTGGTCGAATTTCCCATATTTGGCGACCACCGCTAGCAACGAAGTGGCAACAGCAGTCTCCTGCTGGTCAACAAATATCTTGTCACCATCTTTGGGGGTATCTAAAACGAGACGCATCCCACCGGACAAGAGTTTTAGTATTGGTGAAGGTTCTCCCATGGGCCTATTATCCCACATTTTGATTAGACTTACAGGTCGTCGTCGTCAAGTCTTTTTTGCCTGTCACCCAGGCCCTTTGCCCTAATCATTTTGAACAACTCATCGCGCCCAGAGCCAGTGATTAAGTACTTCTTTTCAGGTAACTCCTGCAAGAACCCATGCTTGATAAGCGTTTGAGCAGACCGCTCAACCCTGCTTGGTTTTTCTAAAGCGACAACAATGCGGATTGCTTCTTCTGCCGAAAATGGCTTTGTAAAAACTTTTGCCACCATAAGGAGGTCGTGTGTGAGTGAGTTATATTTTATCATTTTTGATTAATAGTGCCAGCGTTTTATAATCCGGGTGCTGATGTAGCGCTTCGAGATTCACTGAGTACTTATTATTCCTCCCGTTTTTTTCTATAACCACAATACCGGCATCCAGCCAAAAGGCAACGGCTTTTTCGACTGCTGACGGCGAGATGCCCAGTATTACCGAAACGGCTACTTGAGTAATTGTTGAGTCGGCAATGAGCGTGACCAAGACGCGACCGTTGACCGAAAGAAGACCGCCCTTCCTTAATAAATCTTTAGACTCCCCCCAAGTTGTTAACAAATCGTAAACATTCATTGCCTAATCCCATCGGTGTAATTAGTGTTCTGTCAACACCATATACCACAACCGTGGAGGCTCGGACATGCTGGCTAGCAAACTCAACACACTCGTGACACAAAGTAGCGGATGTCGCCTTAAAGACATTATGGCTTCTCTTGGCAAGGATGATGCCCAAGCATTAAACTCCGCTATCCAGAATCCTGCCGTATCAATTCGCGGGATTTATAGCGCCCTTCGGAGCGAGGGAATCATGGTCGGGCGTGAAACTATCACCAAAGGCAGGGATTGCTCCGTAAATGCGACGAACTGCAAATGTGGCCTTTTTGTTAAGGAGAGTAAATAATGACTCTGTCGGACAAGTTGGACACCATTACTCACAAAGAGACCAGCACTAAAACACTGGGCGCGATTGCCGACCTTCTCGCCGCTAAGGGTATTGATATTAATGAAGTCGGCGATATTACGCGAATTTCTATTTATCAATCAATGCTAAAAGACGAAAATGGCGACCCGCAAGTTGTGGACCTCGCCGCAATTCAGATTAGCCCCAAATGGGAATCTGGCCCGGAATGGCAGGTTGTCCAGCGTGGTCCTGAAATTAAGTTACCGAAGAATACTTCCGCCCCTCGTGCGGCAGAATCATTCAAAACATGCGTTGTGGTTCCAGACATTCAGTTCGGGTTTTTCAGAAATCGCGACGGAGCCCTGGAGCCAACCCATGACGAGGAAGCGATTACGGTAGCGCTTAACATTATTGCGCACATAAAGCCAGAATTAATTGTTTGCGTTGGAGACAACTTGGACTTGCCAGAAATGGGCAAGTATGTGACATACCCGAGTTACGCCTTAACAACCCAAGCAACGATTGATAGGGCTACCGTATTTTGTGCGGAAATGAGGGCTGCCGCACCACACGCCAAGATTATCTGGCTTGCCGGCAACCACGAAGAGCGAATGCCCAAGTATCTTGTACAAAATGCGGCTGCCGCTTATGGGCTGAGACGCGGGAATACGCCAGAATCTTGGCCAGTTTTGTCCGTACCATTCTTGTGCAGAATGGATGACTTTGGAGTCGAGTACCGACCAGGCTATCCCGCAGCAGACATCTGGGTAAACAAAAAACTCCGCATCATTCACGGTGACCGTGTAAAGAGTGGTGGCTCTACTGCTCATGTATATTTGAACGCTGAAAAAAGTAGCGTCATCTATGGCCACATTCATCGTATTGAATGCGCCTACAAAACACGCGAAGACTATGATGGGCCACGCACAATTATGGCAGCATCGCCTGGTTGTCTGGCGCGCATTGATGGAGCCATTCCGAGCACACGAGGCGGAGTTGACCTCGACGGTCGTCCACTTGTTCGTCATGAAAACTGGCAACAGGGTCTTGGCGTAGTTATGTACGAAGACGATGGCGACCACAAGTTTTCATACGAGTGCGTGCAGATTTATGCTGGATGGGCAATGTTTAGGGGCAAAGAGTTCGCCGCCTCCCCCGAAGTCAAGGCTAAACCTACCGCAAAGAAGAAGTAGGTCAATCCGTGACGACTATTGTTGCCATTCAGGGTGATGGATTCGCTGTGCTGGGGACCGACAGTAGGCTATCTACGGTTGATACGGCTGGATATGTAACCAGAATCCACACAATGAACAGTAGCGTCTCTAAAATTTCCCAGATTAATGGGATGCTCATAGGTATTGCTGGTGATGTGCGAGCAATCAACCTCGTTGCTCACTCATTTCAGGCACCCCAGGCATCGGCGTCATTGCGTGGGAAAAAACTAGATGACTATGTGACAAACAAGTTCATTCCTGCCCTCCGTGCCTGTTTTGATGCGAATGGTTATTCGTCTCCACAAAGAGAATCATCAGAACACATGGCTGAACAAGGCTCCGAAATGCTCCTTGCCGTCAATTCGGTTATCTACCAAATTGATAATGACTATGCGTGGAGTAATGATGCTTCTGGCCTCTATGCGATAGGCACTGGCGAACAATATGCAATAGGCGCGCTTGCTGCACTATTGAAGACAAAAGCGACGGCAGTTGCAGTAGCAAAAAAACAATGCCTAAATGCGCTGGCAATCGCGGCCAAGTATGACCCTCACACCGGGCACCCATATCAAACATTTCAGCAAGATAATTCCAGCACTACGCGTAGAACAGTGAAGCCTAAGAATGAAGGGAAGGTCTAAAGTGGAAATCATACCCCCACTATTCCAGACCTTTGTATGGATGGATGATGCTAATTGTCGAGGTAAAACAGAAAAGATGTTCCCTCGCGAACACAAAGATATTACCTATATTGTCGAGGCCCGCGCCCTGTGTTCGGACTGCCCAGTAAAGTCTCAATGCTTAGAGTATGCACTTGAATTCCCACCCGCTGACATGCATGGCGTGTGGGCAGGCTTAACAAGTAGGCAACTCGCTGCAGAACAACGACGCAGAGAAGTGGGCCCGAAGCGCCCCACGCTTGCTCAAATGTGGGGCAACTAAACTCTCTCGCCGCATGCGCGAAACAGGATTGACGATTCCTCGGTTAGTTGTTTATTTTGCATCAACAGACCAATGAACGATGCATCGTTGGGTACGTTGATTGACTTAATCTCCAGTGAATTCAAGACTCGCAGCAACTCGGCGACGTCAGGCTCGCCGCTTTCGCTTGTTCCACGAACAACGCAAACCAAATACTTAGAATCAAGGGCAATCCAAAATAGCCGCCCAGGGATAAGTTCCTTCTTCATTGTCATCATCTCAATGAGTTGTTTGATGTCTGGGAAAAGTTTAACCATCCCTGACTTTTCTTCACCTGTTTCGTGGTCGATGAGTATGAGCACCGCATCGGCATCGATGCCGGTAATCCCAATCTCTTCTTGTATCTCTATCGTGCTCATTGAATCCTCACATTACAAGTATCGCAAAATGTCAAACCTTGAAATTCAATCAACTTTATATCACATTGTTGCTTCCCGCAAGGCTGAAGGACTGTCTCGCCAGTGAAATACGAACGCACAATGTCCATTGGCTCTGGGAGAGAAAACTGAGCAGTCCCCGGAGGCGGAACACCCCTACCTGAACGCATGTTCTCCCAGGTGCAGTAGAGAATGTACTCCGCTAGCGTCATATCATTCTTTTTCGCTGCTGCAATAATTTCATTCTTCAATGAACCCTTGACGCGCAAAGCAATGTTATAGAGGCGCTCTGGATGCTTTGCTCGCAGTGCCTTTTTACCCATCAGGGAACCCTCATTCCCTATTCCCCCGTATCCTTATGTACCAGCATGGTTATATATTCCGTAATCGTCATTCCATATGCCTGAGATTGCGTCACTATGAGGCGCTTGAGGTCTGCCCCAATTTTCATAGTAATAGTTGCCTTGTCAGTCGTTGGCAACTTTGCTGGACGTCCAGTATTTCGTTTCATCACTCCACCTTATATACATCGGCTAGGTAATTGGCCAGGCGCTCGGAATAAATGCTCATAAAAAATTCCCTATCACCATTAGTTGAGAGGCCAAACGCTGTTGAGCCAAGCGTCTGTATTGTCGTCCCAAGGACTGGGTGCATCTCTACCGACGATGTGTGGGTGCCCGAGTTCATCCCCTGAATCATTCGTTGCAGTTGCGCCCAGGCTTCTTGCGGAGATGGTGGGACCACTTCCAAATTACTCTCTACGACCGCCCTGCGAATCATCCCAGGAGTTGGCATAAATTTCGCAACAACAGCCATTCGGATAAACCTTTGCCGCACTTGCCCTACATCAAGGTCACGCAGTAGGTTCCACCAAGCCTTGAGAATGTATTCCCTGTCTGCTTCATAGAATGTCTGATTGAATGAGGCATACACCTCTCTAACCAACTCTTCAAGTTCTACTTTTGTCATTGCTAAAAATCGCCTTTTGCTTTTTTGCCTTCGCCACGTTCTAGGAACATCTCAACATGTTCTACGTCGCGAAAGATGAGCGTAATATCGTCATAGCGCTTATTGGCCTTATTCCGCCCCATATGGAAGTCCGACGCAGCACAGCCATCAATTGCCTGCTTGCACAGTTCAACCCCGTAATCAGCAATAGCCCACTTCATTTTGCGTACGCGTTCAATGTCTAGTTTGGGAACACGCGCTTTGCCAGGACGCATTATTGCAACCCAGTACTGGTAAATCTCATCTACCTGCTCTTCCGAAACCCCAGCACCTTTCTTGTTCTGCTCAGGCCGGAGTAACGGAGAAGACCTCCGCTGTTTTCTTTTTTTGTTCGGTTCGTAAGGAATTTCCTGCATATCATGCTGTCTATTAAAGACCACCTCAGCCCCTTTCATGGATAAATCAAACCTCGCGCGTGCGCACGTTCGAATTCTATACTTCGAATCTAAACTAATCGACTCATTCCCGTTGAGTCAAGGAA